TTTTTTATATACTTTTATCATCTTAAAACAATAAATTAAATGCTTTAGCCAATTCGTTTTTAAATTCTTCTTCTCCGATTCTGTCGGCTTTGTTAGGGCATAACTCGTTTAAAAGTTTGCCTGTTGTATTACTCCATAAGTTTATTATTGTTTTGTCTGCGTATTTTGTTGGTGTCTGAACAATAAAAGAAACTATTGTTTCATAAGAGAAGAATAAAGTTAAAGTTCCCTTTCCATTAACATTTAAGACAACCTTATTTTTATTTGGTGTTCCTAAATTTAGAAGGTTTATTTTAACCTTTGGCTCTTTCTCGCTTTCTTGCTGTGCGTTTGTTTCCATTTTTTTATTTATACCCCCTTTCAATTGTATTAAATTTTAATAATTTCTCTTTGTCTTTTTTAATCTGCTCTTGAATCTCTTTTAATTGTCTTTTGTAATTATCAAGTAAGGGCTTATTAAAACCTAATGTTTCCCCATCTGAAATTAAACTTATAAGGGCTTTCTCTCTTTGTTGTATGCTTAAAACTATTTGTTTGCTCATTTTATTAAACTCTCATAAAGTAACACTTGCGTTTTGATGTCACTAAAAAGTAATAGGTTGAGTTATCCACGCTATCAGAACAGAAGGAGAGAGGCAAATATGAGTATATACTTATATATCTCTCGTCTTTGTATTATGGCGTTGATATCCCGACTTCTGACTATTTAGTAGTAACGCTGTTTTTATGAGTAAAACACCCCCTTTTCTCGCTTTTGTGAGATAATAGACAGGTAAAAATGATTATTTCTAAATATTAAAAAATAGGCACAAGAATCAATAAACTTAAGTCCTTTTAGATTTTGGATTTTTATCCCTGCTTCTCCTACTTTTTGGGTATTTATTGGATTAGAGTGACATATAGGGTTATTATTAGGGCTTATTATCTTTATGCCTAACTCTCTCATAATCTCACTATAAGAGGGCTTAAGGTGTTGCTCTACCATAGCAGAACAACCCCTTTTTTCTTGGCTTCTTGAAGAAGTGATAAATTAATATAACCCCTTCTCATAACCAATCTTATTAACCATTGTTTGATTCTATTCATTTTTTTATTCTCCTACTCTCTTAAGAGAGTAATATAATAAGGTATAAGTGCTTTTTAAAGATATAGGTGATAGAGTATATAGGTTTTTCACTCTCTTACTATTATGAGATAATGACAAATAAGGCACTACGGGGGAGTAGTGAAGTTTTGCGATATGGTTATCTGTGAGTGGGTAATAAATATTTTTTAGGTAATTTTAAGTAGGTATATACTCTTAAAAATAAGCGAAAGGTTTATTAAGGAGTATATACTTATTAAGAGCATGGAAGAGATGACTAAACTTCAAGAGGTGATGAAAGACGAACCAGGGAAGGAAGTGCGATTAGAGATTCTAACTTCTGAAGAGAATTTAAAATGATATATTCCCATACCCTAAAGGGATTGGGTATCTTTAAGACGATTATATGAAAATTAAGAAAAGAAACGGCCTGGAGAGTAAAGTTATGAAATTAAATTCAAATTTTATTGTTTCAGATAATCAGGGTAGATACCTTCCTTATTGTGATTTTGGATATCATAAGGGATTAATCAAAGCAGAAGAAGTTTGCAAACAAAGACATTGTACACATTATTATAAACTTTACATTCAAAGAAAATGATGATTATAGATTCACGCGAGCAAAAACCCTTGTGGGATCCAAAAAGATTCAAGGTAAAAATTCAGAAATTAGATGAAGGAGATTACACAACTGTTTCTCTTTTAAACAAAGCTCACGCTGAAAGAAAATCTCCAATTGATCTTTATGGGAGCTTGATTCAAAATCACAATAGGTTTGCTGCAGAAATTCAGCGAGCAATAGAAAAAGATCTTTCTTTTGCTGTTTTTGTTGAATGTACTGAAAAAACCTTTATTGCAAAAAGATTTTTAGGAGGATGTAGATTAAAAGTTAAGCCAGCCGTTTTAGCAAAAGTTGTCAAGACTTTTACAAGCAGATATCCTATTGAATTTATTTGGTGCAAGAATCGAGATGATTTAAGAGATAAAATGTGCATGTGGTTTGTTCAAAGGATGGATGAGCTCGGGATAAAAAAATAATGGCAAAATTACAAAAAATTAAGAGATCTAATGGAAGTGTTGTTTATAGTGTCAACATCCCTCTTGAAATCATTGAAGAGTTGGAATGGGAGAAAGGGGTTGAATTATCTATGGAAATCCAAAAAGTGAGAGTTGGCAAAAGTATCCTAGTCTTTAGAGATGAAGATAAAATAAATGAACAGGAGGAAAAGAATGATACCAACATTTGAAGTGTTCAAGGATCGGAAAAAACAATGGAGATTTCGATTGAGAGCAAGAAATGGAAAAATAATTGCATCAAGTGAAGCTTATGTTTCACGGAGAAATGCTATTATTGGAATAGAATCTATACAAGATTGCGCGCCTGACGCAGTAATTTTGTATAAAGATAATTAAATTTGAGGAAAAACAATGGATGAAATAAGTCAAAGAGAATTTGATAGAGCAGCAGCATTGCATCCCGAAAAAATTGAGGATGCAACTAAAGAACTTACTGAAAGTGAGTTTGCAAAGCTACTTGAAGAAATGCAAAATCCAGTCCTGGCCCAGCAACATCTTGCTGTTAAGATCAAAAGCTTTTTGGATAAAAGGATTCAAGAAGAAATGAGCAGTAAGGGTTTCTTGAGTGATCACACAAGAAGATGGGTGGAGTCCTACAACAATATTTTGGAAAAAATCCAAAAAGCATTGCATGGGGATAAAAGTGTGAGTTTGCATTTGCATAAAGTAACGCATAGTCAAATTGCAACAAAGATGCGTGAAGCAATGAAAGATTAACATGAAAATACTAATTGATGGTGTGACACCAGAGATGGAAAAAGCAACTGCTGCCAAGTTTGAAAAATGGGATAAAATCATGGAAGAAGGGTGGCTAGAGTCGGGAGACTCTAAAAAACAAAAGGAAGTTTATACTTTATTGTTAGATCCAACAATCTATGCTTATGCTTTTTTTAGAGATCCAAAACACCCTAAAAAAAGGTTTAAATGTTATCCTTATCAAGATGCAATCCTTAATGATAATCATAAAAGAGTTTTTTTTGCTGCTGCAAATCAAATAGGAAAATCAATTGGTCTTTGTATTAAAGCACTTACTTTTGCACTTCTTAATCCTGGAAAGACTGTTTTAATGACTTCAAAAACCCTTCCTCAATCAAAGGATCTTCTTAGACAAATTAAACAATTTTTACAAAATTCTCGATTAGATTATAAATATGATGTTGGAGATTCTGAAACAAAAACTGAGATTTATTTTAAGCATTTTGAAGAGGTTGAAGTTTATGATGAAAAATTAGATAAAACTTTTACTGAATTGAGAGAACTTACACAAAGCAGAATTATTTGTGTTCCTGCAACAGAAGCTGCTTTAGGATATGCTGTTGATTTATTGCTTCCTGATGAATTGCCTTTTTATGAAAATGGAGAATATTTCTTTAAACAGATCCTTCAGCCTAGAACTTATACAACAAAAGGGCAGATTATGGTTTTTGGAAATCCTAATGGTCAGCAAGGAATTGGATGGGAATTGTGGAATGATGATGAATTTCATAAGTATAGATTTAATTATTTGGATTGTCCAACAAATACTCAAGAGGAATTTGATAGATTATGTAAGAGTTTAACAAGGGAACAAATTGATTCAACACTTCTTGCTATCTTCACATCTCCAGAAGGTGGTTTCTTAACACTACTTGAAAGGAAGAACATGCAAGAAGAAAGGAGCTCAATGTTGCCATCAGTGATCACTAAACAACTTTACATATTTTTTGATTGGGCTAAGGTAAAAGATAGAACTGTCAGGATAATCGCCACACCGAATAAGTCTAATAGTGAGGATTGGGCTGATGAAGTTTATGTTTATGAGATGTTAGAGTACCCTTCAGGCACGTCTTATACAAAGATTATTGATGAAGATTTAAAAAATCTTATTAAGGAAGTAGGGCCTGAAAAGGTTGCAATGGTTGGTTGGGATAATACTGGGGTTGGAAGAGGTCTTGAAGATTTTACTAGGAGAGTTGAACAACTTGGTATAATGGCTATGCCTGTTGAATTCTCTCTTGAAAATAAATCAAGGATTTATACCCTTTTTAAATTACTTGCAGAACAAAAAAGAATCAAAATTCCTTATGTTAAGGAATGTGATAAACAATTAAGCATGCTAAGATTTGAGAGATCCCCAAGAGGACATTTGAAGGTTCATCACGAAAATGAAAAAGATAGAGATGATTTTCCAGACGCTCTTGCAGGAGTTTGTAGTTTGATTATCCAACCGGAAAATCTCCCAATATCTGCAACAATAATATGATAAGTGAAGAAGAAAAACAAAGATATGCTGAATCGGCTAAGTGCCATGATTGTATTAGTTGGCATAAACATTGTAAAGCTGAATGTTGTAAGATTATTTTTTTAAATATTGATCCAAAAGAATTAGAAGGGCCTGGAAAATATATTACAGTAAAAGTTAAACAACCATTTACAGACTATAGATATTATTCTCTTCGAGACGTTGAGTATCTTAGAGGGGTTTTAAGATTTAGAAAAGATAGAATAATTGTTGTTGGAAGAAAAGTAATGTATATTAATAATTGCAAACTTTTGACAGAAGATCTCCGTTGTAAAGGTCATCCTGATAAAAAACCTGCATTATGTATTGTTTTGGATTTAGAAACTATTAAACTTCCAGGACAACCTTTTGAGTTAACTGACAATTGCTTATTTAAATATAAATGTAAGGAGGTTAAGGCAGATGGTTAAAAAAGATAAAACTGAAACTGAAAGAAAAGAAATTGCTTTTGGATTACAGATGAGGATGGCTAATAAAAAAAATGATTATATCAGAAATATAATCAATGCAAGATATTTTTTAGCTCGGTGTAATATGATTGCTGTTCAAATTCAAAATAAGAAAATTCAGGAAGATATCGACGGATGTTTGAAATCTGAAGAGTTTTTAAGGGCAGAGTATGCTTTGCAAAAAATGCAAGCCATAATGAGTATGAGGAACGCACATTTTGCAAAACAAGAATTGTTTAAGGATTTTAAACTAAAAGAAAAAGATATTTTAGCCCTTGAAGAAGATTATTATGATGGAAAAATCATCAGGGAGTCATATGATGAAAGCTATAAAAAAGGAAATAAAGCAGAGTTCGTCGATTCATCAAAGGATTAGACAAGCTTCTTTTGTTCCTTTAGAATCTCACGATACCGAAAAGTTTAAATATAATCCTCGGTTTAAGATTAGTAAGTACATCAATGATAAGTTCATTGTGTTAAAGACCACTTGCAATAAAATCATTCAAAAACCATCATTATGGGTTCAAGAAGTTGATTTTAGAGCAATAAGAAATGATACATTAATGTGGGTTGTAGAAGCCTTAATCGAGGGGTTTGTAATCAACTTTGTTGTATGGGCTTTAATAGGGTGGAAATTTAACCTGATCACAATGTTGGCGTGGGGATTTGCGATGAAACAATTGTTGAGTATTTATTGGAGATTAAAAAAAGATGGTTCAAATTCAACAATACCTAAAAAGGACAAATGACTTCCAAAGTTCAAGACATCTTCCACTTTTAAATTCTCTTTTCATTGAACGTTTCTCAGAATTCAATCCTTATGCTCAAGATAATAGTTTTAAGACATTTGTAAAATGGGCGAGGAGATCTCCTCAACTCATGGGTTTTTTAGGAATCATTGCTACTGATATGATAAGTGATCAGGTTGATTTTAATCCTCTTGATAAATCCTCTGGGAGAAATAGGGTGTTGAAAGCTAAATCATTTTGGGAACTAAATCAAGGGATGGATGTTACCGAAGAAACAATTTATGATATGCTGATTAATGGGATTGGTTATAATTGGCTTGGAAAAATTGATGAGACTCAATTAAAAGAATTTTGTCAACTTGCAATAAGAGAAACGATGCCAGAACTCAAGGCTGAAGAATTAGAATTTAAAGCAGATCATATGGTGAAATTGATTAGAAAAGATAGCCCTGAAAAAATGGTTAAGAAGTTGAGGCATGTTGCTGCAAGTACAATGTCAATCCATACTAATGAATATGAAGTTTTAAAATATATACAAAGAGTTGGAGTTAATACAAGAGAATTTTCTCCTGATGAAATTCTTGTTTTTAAATTAATGCCTTTTGATGGAAAAGTTTTTCCTTTTCCTCCAATGGAAGCTATCCTTTCTGAGATTTATTTGCTTTGGTTGATCACTCAAAATTATGTTTCTTTTTTTGAAAATGGTGGAAAGCCAGACAATGTTTTTATTTTGCCTAAAGAACTTGCAGGAAGCAAAAATCATAAATATTTAATTGATACTCTTACAAAATATAAAAAGATTCAAAACAAACATGGAAATCTTGTTTTCACCGGGGATTTAACAATTGAGAAATTAATGGAAATAGAACATCAGATGGAAAATAAAGATTTAGGATTATACCTTACAAGTGTTCTTGCAATGATGTATGGAGTTCCTGTAAATAGAATTCCTTTTTTGGTTGGAAAGGCAGCTGCTGGAGGAGATTCTGGAGGACTTGCGGATACTGGTTATTGGAGAAAGATAAGTGTTTGGCAAAGTAAACTTGAATCAACTTTTAATCGTGATCTATGGATTCCTCATTTTGGGGTGGAGATGAAATTTAGAAGAGGTTATCTTCAGGATGAAGTTAGAGAAACTCAAAATGCAATGCAAATGACTTCTGTTGCTGAACAAAGATTAAGGCTTGGTTTATGGACTATTGAAGAAGCAGGAAATTATTTAAAGATTGAGCAAGAAATAATTAAAGATGCTCAGATGCAAAAAAAACAAAGAGATGAAGAAGAAATGAAATCAAATATGCTTATGCAAAATTTAAATACTAATGATAATGTAATGAAAAATCAAGATGCAAAAAATAAAGCAAAAAAGAAACAAGATACTCAGAACAAAAATCAACAAAATGCAGGAGGCAAGAAAATAAATCCTTGAAATTAAAATGCCAAAACATCCAGACTTTATAAAAATACATGCAAGATTTGTTAAACAATATGGAAAGAAGGGGGATAGTCTTTATTATGCTTGGTTAAATAAAAAAGGTTATGATGATACAAAACCTTTTCCAAAAGGGAAAGAAAAAAAAGAATTTCAATGTAATATTATTGGAGTAGAAGTAAAAGAATTAGAAGGTTGTTTTCATATTGAAGGATTAATTGCAACAACACATATTGATGATTTAGATAAAGAGGAAGGGATTGATATTTCTGATATGATTCCTAAAGAAACTTTAGAGAGCTTTGCTGTACAGATGAATTCTAATAAAGAAGCTCGAGTTATGGGTGTACACCATAGTGAAGGGCATCCTTATGCCCCTGAATATTTTGGTGAAGCTGATGTTGAAAATACTCCTGTAAGGGTGATTACATTAACTGATGGAGAATATGGATTATATGTTGATACAAAATTATTAAAAGATGATCCTGCAACTCCAAGAATTATCCGAGATTTTCAAGAAGGAGATCTTGATTCATTTTCCATAACCTATGATACTGACGGGTTTATGACAACTGACTTCGATTGGGTTGGAGACAACCTTGTTAGAATTCTTTTGCCGGCTACTCGTCTTGTGGGTTATACCGCAGCGAGTAATCCGAAGAATCCAAATGCTATTGCTACAGCATATGGGTTTAAGGAATTCAAGGAGTTAGTTGGAATGGAAAAAATAATTAAATTAAAGGAGGTTAAAAAAATGGATAAAAAAGAAGTTAAAGAGGACGAAACTTCACAATCTGTTGCCAAACCTTCTTCTGAAGAAGAACAAGGCCAACCTAAGAAAGGTGGTTCTGATAAACCTTCAAATAAACCTGAAGGTATTTCTGAAGAAGATGAGAGTGAGCAAAAAGAATTTCGTGAGTGGAAAGCTGGAAAAAAAGAGCTTGAAGAAAAAGAGCTTTTAGATAGAACAGCTGGAAAAATTGCGGAAGGTGTTCTTAGCAAGATGGAAATGAAAGAAAAAGTATTGAAAGACAATACACCATCTAATAAGAATGCTGAAGTTTCTCTAGAGATTAAGGAATTTAGGGAAGTAATTGCAAACCCTGGAAAACTTGAGTTGAAAGAACAATTCAGAAGAGCTGCTGCTGTTTGTGATCTAGTAAAATTAGATTGGCAAAAAGCAAGTACATCTGCTTGTGAAAGTAGAGAGTATAAAAGCTTTGGTGTGAATGGTACAAACTTAGAGTTCAAAGGATTAGGAGTTACAACAAACCAGAATACAGATACTGATTATCTTCAAAGTTCTGCGGAACTACAAGATGTTTATGATCCTGTAATCTACAACGCCTTAAACCAATCAACTGTAACATGGAATCTTTTAGCTAAAGATGATTATAGCAAAAAAGGAAATAACCAAGTTCAGTTTACCCTTAAAACTGCAGCTAATGCAAGTGCGGCTTTCTATACTGGAAATGCTGTGGCTACAGATAATGTTACAAGACTAAAATATCAGACTAAGTTTAAAAAACTACAAGTTGGTGTTTCAGTTGATGGAGACATGATTGCTGCTGCTCGTGGAGGTCCTGTTAGTGATGTGTTCGCGCAAGAAGTAATGGATTCTACAATTGATATGTTGTCTGTTCTTAATGCAGCTCTGTTCGCAGAGGTTGGATTAGAAACTGCTTCAGCTATAATTGGATTTGAATACATAACTGATAGTGCAAGTAATACAAGTCTTTATAACTTAACAAGAAGTACAACTAATTTATTATCTCCTGCAGCTGCAGGAAATACTTATATTAATCAAGCATCAACAGTTATTTCGATGACTAATTTGAGAGCTGCGATTAGAAATGCGGTTGTGGAAGGTGCTAACAAAAGAAACCTTGTGTTTATCACACATCATACCCAAGGGGATATGATGAGAGGAAAATTTGATGATAGCAGAAGGATGTTGACTGCAAAGGATACTGACTTTGGCTTTAGTACCGATCTTTTCGTTGATGGAATCCCTGTTTTTGAAGACAAGGATTGTAACACTGACGATTGGTGGCTTGTTGATTTAGAGACACATAGAGTTGCTATATGGATTCCGCCTACAATAGAGAAACTTGGTAAGACTGCTGATAGCGAAGATGCTTTCATCAAGACTTATCTTGCTGTCTATAATAGAGCTCCGAGACGTATGGTTCAAATTTATGGCTGTGCTACATCGTAGTTAAGCTAATTTGATTATAGCCTCATTATTTTTTAGGGGCTATTAATCACTCTTTCAAATGCGAGAGGTAAAAGAAGCAATACTAAATAAAGGAGAAAAAAATGAAAAACAATAATCAAAACTCCGGGAATACAAAATGACTGCTGCTGCAATAACACCAACTATTGTTCAAAAGACATATGTTCCCAGTACTGGAATGACAGGTACACCAATGAGATTAGTGAAGTACACCTTTAAGTTTACAAAGGTTACTGCTAGTGATTGGCTTGTAACAGCTACATATTTCCAAAGTGGAACTCCACTTTATTGGAAAGCATGTACTATAGATTCAAGTAGCAACGGTGTAGTTGAAGAAACTACTGGTGTTACTTATACAAGTTCTGGAACAAAGTTGACTTTTACAAGTTCAACTGTTGGGACAACTACAGGTGAAATTTGGTTTGAAGAATAATTAGTTATTCTTTTTATCAATAATCATAATTTGTTTTTGTGGGTTGATTTTTTTAACAACCCCTTGAACACAAAATTAAATAGACAAAAAGAAAAAATGTACAAAGCAATAAAAGAAATTGGAGGCTATCAGGTTGGAGAAGAAGTCCCTACCGAGAAGGCTGAGATTTGGCTTCAGATGTATGATATTCCTCATGTAAAAAAAATAGAGGTACTCGAAAAAATAAAAGTTTCGGAATCTAATTATACTCAAGAGGACTTATTTTTTAAAGAGTTGAAAAAAATTAAAGGAATTGGAATTCAAACTGCACAAGATATTGTAACGTGGGGGACTAAAGAAAAATTAATTGAGCAAATTCAAAAAGGGGGGAATCTTCCATTTAGAGATGATGTGGAAAAAAAATTAAAAATAAAATATGGATAAAAAATTTATGTTTTTTTTAGGAATAGTAGGAATTTTATTTTGTATAACTTTTGTCTTAGCTACTGATTTTATTCCTCAAGGAGATATTAATCTTAGAGGGGTTTATCAGATTAAGAACGCGACAAACATAACTGCACAGTATTATTGTAATTCTACAGCATGTTATACTATTTCTGATTTTTTAGAAACAGCAGAAGGAGCGACTTATTATGGAGATGGAGTTTATATTTTAGTGAATAACTCTAATTATATAATTCTTAATGAAACAAAACTAAATGCCACTATTGCTGCACTAGGGGGAGTAGCTTATACAAATCTTTCAGAATTGATTGATGATCTTGGAAATAGGGGTTATACTCATTTATCAAATTTTACCGATAACTTGGGCAATCGTGGATATATAAGTTTAAGTAATTTTTCTAATGATCCTGGATATTATAATCAATCACTAATTAATGTAAGTGAATTAACTCATCAAGGAGATGGAAAATTAGGAATCTTTGATAGTTTTATTAATTTATTGATGGACAATAGAATTACACAGATTTTTATTAAGGCACTTGGATTTTATGATAATACAGAAGTTTATAATAAAACAGAAACATATAATAAAACAGAAATTGATAGTAATTTATCTGGATATGTTCCATATACAGGAGCTTCTTCTAATGTTAATTTAGGAGCACAAAATTTAACAACTACAAGTTCAGTTATAACATCTGGATGGACAATAAATCAAAATATGAATGGAACTGGGAATATAACATTAAATAATGGGAATAATATTATTTTATCAACAGGAACAGGAACAAAGATAGGAACAGCAACATCTCAAAAGTTAGGATTTTTTAATGCAGCACCAATTATTCAAGTAGTGGCTACAACAGACTTGGGGACAGTTTTGTCTAATCTTGGGTTAAGGGCCGCCGGAACAGCTTATCCCATTACAACAAGCGGGGCAGTTACTCTTACAGGAACACTTACAAAGATAGGAAATACAAATATAACTGGGAATATAACAGCATCAGATACAATCAGGTCTCCAGGATTCAATATAAATAAGAATATTAATGGTTCTGGGAACATTACAACAATAGGGTATGTTAATGCTACAATATTTTATGGCAATGGATCTCAACTTTCCACAAACTCTACAACTTGGTGGGCAGGATTAACAGGTTGGCTTTCTGGATGGTTTGTTAATAACACAGGAACTCTTGAATTTAATGACACAAAATTAAATGAAACATTAGATTCAATTCTTCTGGGAGAACATTGGTTTTTTACAGAAGAAAGTTTAATCTATGGAACTGCTGATGGGAGTTTAACAAATACACAACAATTTGATGATTATGATTCAATTTCTTATAACCTTACAGAAGAAGTTATTAATGGATTAGAATATTATGCAAATACTTCTGATAATATTTCAACTGATGTAAATAGAATTTGCATCAGATATAAAGCAACAGGAGATAACTATGCAGTAAGTTTGTGGAGTATTGAATCTGGAGATTGGGAAGGATATATGACACTTTATGGGGATACAATTTTTAACTGGCTTTGTAAGGAAATCAGAGATAGTTCAGACCATTTAGTAGATAATAAAATTATGATGAGAATAATTGATATAGGAAGTGCAAGTACCCAGCATAAGTTATATATCGATGCAATGTATGTCTCCAGCGGATATACTCCTAGGATTGGAAATGAAGTAGACCCCCAGAGTTTCCATACAAATGAGAATTTGAATAATACTGGTTATAATATCACGGCGGATTATTTCTTAGGAGATGGAAGTTTATTAACAGGGATCTCAAACCATACGAGTTTTATTAATAATTTAACTAATGTTGACTGCGGTGCTGGGTATTTAGTAATAGGGGTCCAGAATAATGGGACAGTCCTTTGCGCGGAAGATCAAGTTGGAGAACCAGGAGCTGGGGATATTGAAGGAGTTTTGACTCCTGGAAAATATCTAACTGGAGGATGTACAACTGGGACTTGCAGTTTATATGCAAATGAATCAGAATTAAATGATACAATAGACACAAGAGATTCAGATACAACTTACACAAATGGATCTGGAATTAGTTTAGTAGGAACAGAATTTAATCATTCAGATACAAGCTCACAAGCGAGTGATGATAATTCAGGAAACACTTTTATTCAGGATATTATCCTTGATGGATTTGGGCATATTACTTCAATTGTTAATGCAGGGGTTAGTTTTACAGATTATGTGGCTATAGCAAATCTTGTAGGATTTGTAGGAAATTGGAGTGCAGATAAAAATGAATATTGGAATACAAGCACAGATTTAGATACTGTTATCGATACTGATGAAATTACTGAATTAAAAATAGATTTTAATACTGTTTGTGCAGCAGGAAGTCATTTATATGTTTCAGGAAATAATCTTGCATGTGAGACAGATGATGACACAACTTATACAGCAGGATCAAATTTAAGTCTAACTGGGACAACATTCAGTTTGAATGCTACAAGCACACAATCCTGGTTAGAAACAATTTTTTTAAAGATAGTTGATGCTTTTGACGGGACATGGGCAAGTTTAACAGGAAAACCAACACACTTGTCTAATTTCACTGATAATCTGGGGAATAGAGGATACACAAATTTATTAAATTTCACCAATGGACCAAACTTCCTTAATGCAACTACTATCGGAAACACTACAATAGTCAGATCAGGGAGTTATAATTGTACTGGAACAAATGTGCTTATGAATGTGACAACAAATTCATCAGGGATATTTGGACAATGTGTGGCCCCTTCAATCACAGAAACAGATCCAAAAGCTTACAACGGAACACTAGCTTATAATTCAAGTTTAGCAAATTACAGACTATTATCTAACAATACATTTTCAATAATTAATGTTTCAACTCATTTTAAAATCGACACAGTAAATATTACCTGCCTTAATTCAGCATGCACATGGTACACAAACGCAACAAATTCCTGCATGTATTGGCCTAGCGGAGGAAAAGATTGCGGGGCAACGTAAAATGGAAAAATGGCAAAAAGAATTTACTGGGAAACTGTAAAAAAATGGGCAAAGGATGTTGGGATTCCAACAGGTATAGCTAGCTTTACAATTTTATTTATATATCTTTCTTTTCTTGGGATTATAGAGGTGGCCGGACATTCTGGAGATATGACTTGTGCAGGGACATTAGAAGATCCTTGTTTAGCTTTTATTAATTTTACTGCCAAAGAGGATATTTTTATTTACCCAATAGATTATGATCCTTACGGAAGAGAAACCCCTTTCTCAACTGACAAGGGATTAAAGGAATGGCATATTTACAGAAGTTGGGGGGCAGGATGGAGAGAGATCAAGCTTAATGAAACTTGTCCTGGAACATGGTGTGGGGCTCCAGATAATAAAGGAGTTAAATACTCTTTTGTATTTAGAGAAGGAAAAGATTATCAAATTAAGATAGTCGCGTACAAAGAAAATCCAACAGAAGACATTAAATGGGGTTTTGGACCAGTAGATCCTATTTGGCATGGAGAAAATAGAGGTCCTGGATGGGATAAGAATTGTCATGAAGGAAAATGTAATTTAATTTTATATTCTGGGATTAGGAATGTTTATGAGGATAATATTTGGAAAAGAGTTGAAGAAGCAAGAAGTTTAAAAGATAAGGGATTTAATATTGTTTATTTAGAGAATGACCCATCATTTGAAATAATAGTTAATGATTTTAATCTGACTTTTTTAAATATGACTTTGAAATTTATAGGTAATCCAGAAGATTATCCAGATTTTTGTCAAGTTTCTAAAACCGATTTACAAGCAAATTGTGATTTTAAATTAGATGAGAAATGGAATGAGATTAATGAAATAACAGGAGAAATTACAGAAAAAAACCAATTAAAATTTCAGTATAAATGGGAAAGAAGTAAAACTGGAATAATCACAAAAGGGGATAATTATAAATATGAATATAAAGGAAATCCGATGGGAAAAATGTTTAAGTTTGGAGGGAATTCTACAACGATTCAATTACAAGATGATAATACAGAGAATTTAGATGATAGCCAAACAGCTGCAGGAACAACCGCGAATAATAATTATGGGGATATTGATTCTTTTTCGATTGGGGAATTGGCAGGAGTGACTAATGGTTTTTATAATTCCTATATTAAATTCAATATTAGTCAAATTCCTGAATATCAAGGAATTACGTCTTCTAAATTATATCTTTATGTGGACTATGACAATATGGCTGGGAGTCAGATAGGATATGTGCATGAATTAAATAATCATACTTGGAGTGAAGAAGTAATCACCCATAATAACCCTCCTATTGGAATAGGAGACATTATTGATATTATCCCAAATCTTGTAGGATTAGTGGGGACATGGACAGAATGGGATGTAACAAATTGGGTTTATTCCGAGTATAATAATGGGGATAAAAATGTTAGTTTTCATTTAAATGATTCAACAACTACTGACAATGATCAAAGAATAGATTTTAATTCTAAAGAGAATGCAGTGGTTTCTACAAGACCATATCTTAATATAACTTATATTGATTTAAGTAGTTTATATCTTAATATTACATTGCCAACAACTACAAATCCAACAAAGGTTTCTGGAGGGGATAATATTTCTATAAATTTTAATTTTATTGAAGGAGGGGGGAATCTAACTTCTGGGGTAACAATAGATAATGTGATAATCGGGGGAAGTGAAGCAATAATTAAATCAAATGAAATAACTATTTTTAACATGACTTTAATAACAACTTATCAAGATAATTCTGGTGCTGGGAGTATTGAAGGAGCAAAGGCCCTAGAGATAGACCCTGTGAGAAAGTTAGCTTTCATATCTGCGTATACAGACAATTATCTCATAGCTCTAAATTACTCTGATCCCTCGAACATTAGTGCATTTGGTTCTATTACCGACACCGCTCCTGTTGGAAGCATAGAAGGGATATATTGGGGGACACTTGATTATATTAATAAAATTTTTTACGCCCCATCTCCAGTGGACAGCACTACTTCATGGTATAATGTTACAGATAGCATATTTGTTTTTCTTAATGACACTGCAGCAGATATAAGTGGAGCAGGGAGTCAGGAAGGGATGGTTGATGTAATATATATAGATATTGATGGTACTCGTTGGTTGATTACGGGTGGAAGAACTGATGACTATGTTTCATCTTTTAATGTAACTAATCCTAATCTTAGACCTACAGTTGTTGGTTCTTTTACTGATGCTGATGGAGCTTGTAGCGTTGATGGAATGTATAATTTACACAACATCCCAGGAACAAGTTATGTCCTTGTTGCTGCTACAGTTGATAATCGTGTTACATTATTGAATGTTTCTACTGATGGAGTAATCACATGTATTGGATCTGGATATACTGATATTGCTGGTGATGGGAGTATTGAAGGTTTGATAAATTTCTACTATGAAGATTCAACAGAATTACTCTATGTCCCAGGATTGACTGATGGTTATTTGACTATACTTAACAATATCACTACTGGAACACCTGCATTAGTTGGATCTGTGGGTGGTTTGACGACTCCTGTTTCTGTAGCTATTTGGACATTTGGAAGCGAGAAATATGCCTTTGTTGGATCAAACACTGCGGCAAAGAATATAACAATAGTCAATGTCACCAATCCTACAAGTCCATCTATTCTTAGTGTTTTCAGCCAAACTTCAGGTACTTGTGTTTATAATGGAGTTTATGGTTTGTATGTAGAAGAAGATTATCTTTACGCAACATCATCAACAGACGCATGTTTTTACAGCATAAAATTAACTGAAATAATATACCCACAAGAATTTGCTTATATAGAAAATATCGGCTGGCAAGTTAATGTGACAGTTCCATCAGGATTAGAAGGATTGCAGGATTTGTTTGTTAATGCAACTTATTCTGGAAACACGAGGAATGACACTGAAACAAATGCAATAAATTATGGAAATATAACAATAGGAAGCTCCAAATGGATTTCAACTTCAAATTTAATCAATGTCACAGCCGAAACAGGAGCTTCCAATCATACTCATTTGAATATTTCTAACATAGCTCCTTATGATAGTTTAGTTGGTTATTGGTCTGCTGATGGTGATTTGGCTGATACTAAATTAACTACTGCTTATGATTGGGCAGGGAATAATAACGGGGCTTATGTTGGTGATGCTGTTGCGACAGATGCTGGGAAGTTGGGGAAAGGGTTTGAGTTTGATGGGGATGGGGATTATGTGAATATTGGAAGCTTTAGCTGGCTCACAAAATCTTACTGGCAGTTAGTGTCAGGAATTTGGAAGCATTTTGCTAACAGCAATGGGAGCTCTTATGCAAACGGGCAGTTGGCATGCTCTTCTGGAATGGCTTATATTAACAAATTAGGAGGATATTGTATTGATAAATATGAAGCAAGCCCTTTTAATGCAGATGGAAGCTATAATGACTCGCAGTTCCTTTATAATTCAAGTACTTTTACAACTAATTTGTTAGCTGCAAATGGATATGCAGGAAGCGAATTTAACAGAACTCCTTGGGTTTATGTATCTGCAGACTCTGCAAGAACAGCCTGTTCAAATGCAGGAAAGCATTTATGCACAGATGAAGAATGGTTAGGAGCTGCAAATGTTTGGGGACAGGTGTATGACTTACCACTTGATTTAGGAGATACTGAACATCATTGTGTTACAGATTCAAGTGAATATTGCTTAGATAATAGTCCTGGAGCAGGAGATGCCTGCCAGACAGGAGCAAATAAAACAGGAGGTGTTTCATCCTGCGTTTCAAGCGAAGGTGTTTATGATATGACTGGAAATGTTTGGGAGTGGACAAATGAAACAGTTGGTTATACTAAACCCTGCGAGCCTGTTGGAACTTCTGGATATTGTTATTGGAATGGAACTACATTTACAAATTCATCAGCCCAACCAAAATATGGGAATGATGGAGTTTATTTTTTGGATAATTCAGTTGCGAGGTCAGGTTACGCGGTGCGACGTGGTGGCTCTTGGGATAGTGGGGCTCTTGCTGGTCCTTTTTGCGCGTCTTTGTTTTATGCCCCCACGGATACGCCCTACCACGTTGGCTTTCGCTGCTGTTCAGGGCAGGGTTAATCATTTAATCAATAAATCAATAAATGCCCTAAGGGGGCGCAAAAAAATAAAGAGAAACACAGAGAGAAAAAAGAAGAAAAACAAGGATACTGGGAAGTTAATGAATAAATTTATGAGGAACATGGAAGAAAAATGAAAAAAGGAATGAAAAAAGAAATGAAAAATAAAATATCAACAAAAAGAGGAATTTCAATATTTATAATTTTTATGCTTATTTTTATGCTCTTTATAATTAGTATTGGCTCTGTCTCAGCTGAATTAAATTACACAACAGGAGATGCAATTTACAGCAATTTTTCATTATTTTATAATTCAGAAGGTGTTTATAACAATGGAACAACAAATACCCTTATTGGAACTATAAACGGCACAATAGATGATGTAATGATTTTCAACACTTCGCTTAATTCAACACAAATCTTAGATATTTATAATAATCAAAGTGCAAGATTTTTTGGAACAGGGACGCAGGATATTTACAATCAAAGTTATATGAATATTTCTACTGGGAATAATAGAGTTAATGTTTCAACACAAATTCAAAATAATTTAAACAGCAAGATAAATTTAACAGTTGGTTATTATGATGGAACTTGGAAAGCAACTGCTCCTCAGACGATAACTTCTTTGACTAATTATCCTTTTAACATAAGCTCAACTTCAACTAATTTAACTTTAAACTATACTTTTATTGCTGGAACAAATCAATTTTATTCTCCTATAATTGAAGGAGATATAACTTATGAAATTTGGAATGAAGAAGAAGAAGAAGAAGAAGACACAACCCCCCCAACATATTCAAACAACCAGACAAATAATACAATAGCAGGACAATCAACTTTATTCTCTTTATTAGTTGATGATAATATTGCTTTAGAAACAGCAGGACAATATATCTTTTCCACAAACAATACAGGCACTTGGGTAAATGAATCAGCCGTTAATTTTACTGCAACACCAAGTTGGGCTAATGTGACTAAGACTTTAAATGATACAGTCGGAATTTCAATAGGATGGAGAGTTTATGCGACTGATAATATAGGGAATATAAATAATACTGGAATTTTTAGTTTGATTACTACAAGTGCAGATACATGCACATGCCCAGGAGCAGGAAATAACTGGGAAGTGAATATGGAAGATATGTGCACACTTTCAACTCCTTGCACATTAACAACAGGGAATCTAAGTTGGATAGGATCAAGTGGATATTTTATTTGTGATGCTCAATTAAATTTAACAAACAGAAATGCACCCCCAGATAATACAATCTTTTACTGGAACTCTGGTTGTGAGGTGATTCGTTTATAAAATGGCAAATGATGGATTGGATATAACAGAAGAGCAATTTATGAAGATGAGTTCTGTAGAAAGAGATTTAATTATGTTTAGAAATGTAACCAGTATTAGAAAACAATTCAAAGATTATTCATTTCATAGAAAGATCCAATATGTTTGGCTTGCTACTTTAACTATAGCATTAGGACTAAGGAGATTTATTCCAATATAATAAAATAGAAACAATTAAAAAGAATGGAAACTATACTTAATAGAAAACTGAGGTTTTTAATTGAGACTCTGAGGAGAAACACATGGCATTAACAAATCTTTTACCAAGAACAATAACAACAACTGGTGCAAGTTGCACAGGAAGTGATGGGGCCTCTAATCGTACTTATACTTTACCTGATGTTGGAGTTTTTTTAAGTGGGATAGATATTGTTGTTTCTGGAACAACCCTTATTGAAGGGGTTACTTATGATTTTACAAGGATAGGTTCTATTGTTACATTTCTTAATGCATTATGGGATGATAGTGTAATTAGATTTAATTATTTTATTACTTTTGGGGCAGCTGTATCTTCAGCACTTTCAACAAGTACTTCTTTAAAATATGCAACTCCTTTAATGTTAAGTGAAGTTATTGGGATTAGAAAAGATATTCCTTCTTGGGATGTTGCAGGATCTCCAATAAATGAAGCTGTTGGAACAGGGACTGGTTCGGCAACTACTTTTTATTTAGATCAAAAATCTGTGATTTCAGATTCTTATACTCTTTATGCAAATGCTGTTGCAATGAGTGAAACAACTCATTATGATTTAAACGCAGACTCAGGAACAATTGTTTTGACTGAGGCAGGAGTCGCATTATTATCTACAAATGCATTAACAGCAAGTTATAGTTATTATGATAATGGAATGTTGGATTCTTATATTCAAGCAGTTTTAAGTCGAACTGAAAAAGAAGTTGATAAATCTATAAATTCAACATTTACTGATGGAACTGCAACTAATCCTATTTATCCAATAAGAACTGAAATACAATCTTCTAAAGGAATTTTTGAGGATAGAATCATAACTGAATTTAAACCATTAAAAGATATTGAATCTGCTTTAGATGGAGATATAACAGCCACAGCAACAACTATCTCTTTGACTTCTACACAAGGTGGAGAACAATATCCTACAACAGGATATATTATAATTGGAAGTGAAGTTATAACTTATACTGGAATTACTGATGATGATTTAACAGGATGTAGTAGGGGAGTTTTAGGAACAATTGCTTCAACTCACAGTAATGGAGATGCAGTTCATAGTACAATTGTTTTTAGATCAGATACTACAGAAAGCACTGCTGTTTCTTGGACAGTTCAACCTTGGCAAACTTCTTGCTTTGTAAATGAAGATGGATTAATTTATAAATTTCAAGGTGCTGATCCTGAACCTCTTACTCGTGTTGGAGTTGCTGAAAGAGTAAAAATAATTTATCTTTATGGTTATGATATTGTTCCTGGAGATATTACAAGGCTTACACTTTTATTAGCAAAGAGATCTTTGATGCAAGATAATATTGGAAAAGCAATTATTGCTGGAAGGAATGAATTTAAACCCGAAATGTTAAATGCAGATGCTGAAGAAATATCACAAATTATTAATTCATATATAATATTACCTATGGGAAATACTTGAGAGTATTTTCTTAAGATATATCCGAGGATAAATCATGGCAAATCAAGTAACATACACAAATTTATTTAGTGAATCAAGGAACAATGTAATAGCATTAATAACTTCAAGTAATGTTCCAGATCCAACTATTTCTTCTGCAGAATTTCGTAAGTGGATTTATTCTCGAGAACCTGATATAAAATCTTCTTCTTTTAAAGGTTATCCTTATCTTATAATTAATCCTACTGATTTAGATATTGAAAAAGAAAAAGGAAGTTTAGATGGAAAATCTAAATTTGTTTATTGGGATATTGAAATTGAAATTGTGACTAGTGATAGAGGGTATGGTGAAAATGATGCAAAAGGATTATTACATATTGATGCAATCTCTGATGATCTCTTAAAAACTTATATGAATATTACTAATAGAAAAACACTTAGTACAAATTCTATGAAATTTGTAATTCCAACAACAACTGCTGTTGGAACTGAAGTTATTGATAATGAATTGGTTTATCGACGGAGTATTTTGCTTTCATTTAAAAGTAGAATTAAAATAAGTTCATGAGGATAATAAGATGAAAAAATGTGAATGTGGTTGTGGAAAAACAGTGAAGAAAGGAAATAGATTTATCTGGGGGCATAGTAGAAAAGGGATGCCTTCTTATAACAAAGGCAAGAGCATGTCTAAATCACAAAAAGAAAAATTAAGAAAACCAAAACCTTCAATCAGAGGGAAAAATCATCCTAATTGGAAAGGTGGAAGATTAAGAAGCCATCAGGGATATGTAAGAGTTTTGAAACCAAGCCATCCCAACGCTGACCAAACAGGATATGTTCAAGAACATAGATTGGTGATGTCTGAATATCTTGGGAGGCCACTTACTGAATTAGAAAGTGTACATCATAGGAATGGAATCAAAGATGATAATCGAATTGAGAATCTTGAGTTAACAACTAATGGAGCACATAAAGGAAGAATATTTTGTCCCTATTGTGGGAAGGAGTTTTCAATAAGATAAAATGGTAAAAGTAATTGTTATAACAACCCAAGGAGATTTATTTAATGCAGTCACTACTTTAAATAGAATTAAAAGAAGACTTCCAATGATGGTTAGAAAAGGAATGATGCGTTGGGGAAAAATATTAGCCAAAGATATGAAATTATCTGCAAGAAGATCTGGGATAAAACAATTTACTGGAACATTGCAAGGATTAGGAATTAGATGGGAGCAAGGAGTTAGAAGCGATACAGGATATTTATTTATGAGACTTTATGCAGTTTATTTAGATTCAATGGCTCCTCATTATGTTAATGTTACTAGAAGAAGAACAAGATTATTGGCTTGGGCTAAAATAGCAGGGAGTCCAAATATTCGTAGAAAAGCAAGGATGGTTGATAAGAGAGAACTTAAAAGCTTTGCAATCTATGTAAAACCACATCCGTTTATTGCGCAAGGATATAGAAGCGCAAGACCTAAACTCAGGCCTGTTTTGAAAAGATTGGCCTCAATGGGAGTGAATTTATAAAATGGAAGAAACTAAAAAAATTGAAGAGAAAAAATACAAGGTTACTAACAAGTTTAAAGATGTTAGGAAATTTAGAGATAGCTTTCTTGGAAAAGATATTTTTGTTGGCCCTAAGAAATTTATACTCACGAACAAACCTCCAAAAGAAAGTGAAGTTTGGAAGGTGGAAACTGTTGAAGAGCTGGAAAAGAAAACAGTGGGTATGGAAAGTACTCACAAAATAATTAAATTAAGGAGGTTAAAAAATGACAGCAGCAGCAGTAGATGATGCATGGATGGAAACTTGCTTAATTGCAATTTCAATACAAGGTGGATCTGATATTCAATTTGCAGGCGTTACAGAAACTGTTGACTTTGATATTGGAGAAAAAGATATCGAGGGTATTCCTCTTGTTAATGGTGGAAGAGTTACAAAATTCACACCTGAAGGAGATTCTTCAATAACTTTTGAAGCATATCCATTACAAGCTGGAACTGATACAGGTACAACCGGACTTGGTTTTTATGACTTGATGCATAGTGTTGATGCCTCTGTTCCGATTAGAGTTACAAATGATCGAGATAGAGACAAGTATAGGGTTTTAGTTATTTGGACTAATGATCCTACAGTAACAACAGCTCAAGCAATAACAACAAACACTTATTCTGCTTTAAGAATAGGTATGGCTGATGGCCACTTTACAAGTGCTAAACCAAGTTTCACAGACGGAGTTTTAAAATTCACTGTGACTTACAAATGTGCAGCATTTGATAAAGCAGGAGTTGGAAATGTTATGATGGAAAGTTGTGCAGGTTCAACAGCAGGAGATATTTTGCCAGCAATAGCATCCTATACGTCATCGGCTAAATTCGCATAAAATGGCAGATGACGCATGGATGGAGACCGCCCTCATAGGCATATCCATTATAGGATCAGAGGAAGTGCAGTTTTCTTCAATAGTTGAAACAGCAGATTTTGATATTGGAGAAAAAGATATTGAAGGACTTGCATTGGTGAATGGCGGGCGTGTTACAAAATACATCCCTGAAGGAGATTCTTCAATAACTTTTGAAGTTTATCCTATGGAAGCTGGAGCAGGTGAAGGTTTCTTTGATTTATTGCATGGAAATGAGGATGTTGTTTCAGGTGTAACTACAGCAACAACTTCAAATAAACTTGTTGATTCGAGTGAAAGTTTTACAACTCAGGGGGTTAGAATTGGAGATAGAATTAAGAATATTACAGATACAACTTATGCAACAGTCACAGCGATAGATAGTGCGACTACTCTATCAGTTTCTGCAAATATTTTTGCTTCAGGAGAGAGTTATACAATTTCTCGAGGAGTAAGAATTGTTACTGGAACAACTACATCAACAACTTCAAATAAGCTTGTTGATTCTTCAGAAGTTTTTACCAATAGAATTGCAACAGGGGATAAAGTTAGAAATACAACTGATAATACTGAAGCCTATGTGACCGCTATAGATAATGCTACTACTTTATCTCTTTCGTCTAATATTATGGCATCTGGAGAAGATTATATCATTTCAGAAGCACCACAAAGAGTGATTAATAATAGAGTTAGAGAAAAAGCAAGAGTGTTAGTTCTTTGGACCGATAAAACATCACCAACAAAAGCAAGTGAAGCAATTGCAAATACTCTCAATGCGTTTAGAATTGGATATGCAAATGGATATTTTTCAAGTGTTAAACCGAGTTTTACTGACGGTAACTTGAAGTTTACAGTTACATATAAGTGTGCGGCTTTTAATAAAAGTGGCACCGCTAATGTAATGATGGAAAGTTGTGCAGCAGGGGGAGGAGATGATTCCTTACCAGCAATAGCCGATTACACAACAGCAAATACATTCGGCTAAAAAAATTAAATTAGAGGAATAGAAGAAATGGAAGAGAAATTAGAACAACCTGGAGTACAAAACCCAGCACATATGTTGGCTAAAAAACTCCAGGAGAACAGGAAATCTTTGCATATAGCTAGAATACCTAATAAAACTAAAGAGACATTTATAGCTCTTGCAGAAGAAGAATTCTGTGGGGATTATGGAATGACTCTGAAGTGGCTCATTGATGACATCCCAAGTCAAGATACTAGGATGATCATTGCGAAACTTGAAGAGCAAGAAGCAAGACTTCAGGCCCTTGAATCAGCAACTCATTTGAGTACTGATAAACCAGATGAAAATGAAATAAAGATGTTGTCTGGAAAAAAAATAACTATAAGGGGGGTGAAGAAAAATGAGTAATTTAAATCAGATAGATGAAATAGAAAAATTATATGCAAAACCAAAGACCTACAAGATTCCAAAGAATCCTGTGGAAGGGCAAGTACAAGCTGAGATAAAAATTATACCTCTTGGACTTAAGGATATGGGTTTGATGAATGTACAAGACGATTCTCTTATTGATGAGATTTCAAAGAATGTGAAATCATTATGGGCAGTCTCTCTTGAAATAACAGAAGATCAAGCTGAAAAAATATCTCTTGAGTTTATGAAAGACTTGATGGATTCTTTTATGGATGCAAATAACTTCAAAGAAGAAGACCTTAAGAAAACTGGAATTAAGGATTTCATAAAGAAGAAACAAGAGCAGCTTAAGGAACAACAAAATGCAAAACAAGAGTCCAATAGAACAGCTTAAGGAACGTATCCTTGAAGACAAAGGTAACAAAAAGAAAACAGAACTCACCTATATGTTAAATATGGTTCGTGAGTTTAGTTGTCTTGGAGAAATCATTGGACGGGAGTTTGAAGTAAAAGATTTAAAGGGTAATTTGATTTATACCATCACCCAAAAACCAATGGCTATAAAACAAATGAACACTTTAATTAGGGAGTTTGCAGTACTCAAAAGAATGGATGATGAAAAAGAAGCAGCTAAATGGAGCACTAAAGGAAAAGGTAAAAGAAAATGACAGCAGGAACCGTTGAAAAAATACAAGTAATTTTGCAAGCAGTAACATCTGGATTTGCAAGAGGATTAGGTAGAGCTCAGACTCAATTGAAGACAGTTGGAAAAAATATGCAAAATTTTGGATCAGTAATGCAAATGCCTATGAATAATTTTAAAGAACTTAATGGGAGATTTAAGGTAATGAAAACTCTTGGAGGAAAAGTTGCACAAAGATTTAGAATGATGACTCACGGAATGAGGGGATTCCGTATGGAAGCTTTAGGAGTTATGTTTTTTGGGATGATGATGCAAAGAATGTTTATGGGATTACTTCAACCAGTGATGGATGCTTTTGGGGTATTCGATCTCTTTAGAATTATGCTTTTAACATTATTTTTACCAATAATGGAAATGATATTTCCTTTTTTATTGAGCCTTATGGAATGGTTTATGAATCTTCCAGAACCTTTAAAAAAAGCAATAGGAATTTTTGTTGTTCTTGGTTTAATCTTCGGAACAATAATTATGGTTCTTGGACAATTTGCATTAGGTATTGGATCACTTATTCAATTTTTCCCCATATTTGGTGGGGCTATTAAAGCAGTTGGAGCGATTTTAGTAGGACTTTCTGCAACAGTTTTAGCAGTAATTGCAATAATAGTTGCGATTGTAATCGGAATGTATGTTGCTTGGAAAGAAAATTTTATGGGGATGAAAAAAGTAGTGAGCAATTTTATCGATGGAGTCAAAGGAGCGTTTAAAGCATTATGGGATATTATAACTTCAATTTTTGGATTTTGGATTGCAATATTTAAAGGAGACTGGGATGGAGCATTAGAACACATTAAAAAAGCATTCTCTGCAATGAAAGATTTTATTGTGAATTTAATAAAAATAATGGTTAATTTAATTGCGGGGATAGTAATTGGAATTATTAGAGTGTTTAAGTTTGTGATTGATACAGTTGTTAGTTTTTTTGTGTGGCTTTATAATAAAATAATTGGACGTTCAATAATCCCTGATATGATTAATGCAATAATTGATTGGTTTTGGAAATTACCTAATGCAATTAAAAATATTTTAAAATTTGTAGGTAATGCTTTTATTGATGTTGGAAATTCTATTATTGGAGTTTGGAATTTAGTTATGGGTGCTATATCTAAAGCCATTGTTACAGTTCTTAGAGGGGTTGATGTTGTAATAGGGGTCTTGAATAAAATTCCTGGAATTAATATTGGAAAATATAATTGGACTATTAGTTGGGGAAGCTTACCTTTAATCCCACGTCTTGCAGAAGGGGGGGTTATAACAAAACCTACTCTTGCTATGCTTGGGGAAAGAGGTGCAGAAGCAGTTGTCCCATTAGGGAAAAATAACATTCCAAGAGGAACAAGTATTGTTCAAGAAAATCATTTTCATGGATTCACAATGGATGATTTAAAAAGAGAGCTTGACAATAGAGATAGAAGATTAGTTGATGATATAAGGAGATTAGTAAAACAATGACAGCCGCAAAAACTATAGCAAATGTAATTTTAGATGAAGGAGGAACTAATGCATTAACAGTCTATACTGAATCTTGTGAAAAGATTTATTCAAAAAGATTAACTGCAATAACTCCTCCACAAAGTACTGCTAATAAGGATGATGGACCTAAAGATACAAAGATTATTGACTTAATGAGAATTGAAATAAGGTTTACAGTAAAAGGTTTAATTGCATCTGCTGATGAAACAAAAATCCAAAATTTATTTAATGCCGGGGGAGTCTTTAATATGAAATGGAATGGTACAACTTATGTAATAAATTCAGAAAAACTTACAATCACAAATGATAATAAAACTGAAAATGATGAAACTACAATTATGTTTACTGCATTGGTGGGGGTTGATTTATAATGGGAAATAAAAGAATTAATTTAGGAGATTCATTGACAAGCAAATACACAAAATTAATTGGAATTCCATTGCTTACAATAACTTCTATCTTTTTAGTTTTAATTGCTGTAGGTTTTGAAATAAGTGGAAGTGATGATTATTGTTTAGGAACTCCTGAAGACCCCTGCATTTCTTATGGAAAAATTTGTAATCCTACTCCAGATAATTATGATATCTATAATCCTGATGAAATAAAATTAGATTTCTTTCCAGAGATTCAAAATTATTGGATTTTCTTTAAAGATGGTAGAGTCAAAAAAGAAATGTTATATGCTCTGGGGGTAAATGCTTCAACTGCAGGATGGAGATATGAAAATTTTACAAATGCAACTAAACCAAGAGAGGATAGAATTTATGTTCATAGATTTGCTGCTTACACTTGTCAGGATTATATGTTAATTGGTTTAAAGAATAATCCAAATGAAAAAATCAAATGGGGATTTGGGATTTCTAATGAATATTTAGATCCATTTTGGTATTCTATTTCAGGGCCTCCTATAACACAATTTACTAATATTTCTTTAGAATTAGGAAGTCAAATTAATATTACAACTAATTTAACTGGAGCAGATACTGTCTGTGTTGATATTGATCATCCAGAATATGGGGAACAATATAGTTGTGGAAGCCCAAACGCAAATTTCCTTTTTAACATTTCTTACTTTAGAAAAACAGAAATGAATGATAGTTCTGAAACAGCAAATCTCACTTTTGTTTCATCAGGGAATGAAACATTTTGGATTCAAGGACATCAATATGATGAAATGATTAATGCCTCTTTAAATTTAACAGGATATAATTACTCTAATGTAAATGTTTATATCAATGGATCTTTAAGTAATTCTGTTGGAGAATTATCTGATGGGATAATTTCCTTATATACTTTTGGTGGTGGTTATTCTCTTTATGGAAATTTAGTTAATGGAACAACAGGGGCACTTGATGCAGGTGATTGTTTAGTGCCAGGATGTGCAGAATTTTGGGATGGAAATTGGGAAACTTATGCAACATTAGATGGGGGGGATAATGCTAACATTACAGTTAATTATACAATTCCTTCTTATAGAATTGATTCAGGTGAAATTAATTTTATAATACAAGCAAGTGAAACTAATGATTTAAAGTTGTATTGCAAAGATGATGGTATTTGGATTACAACAACAACTCTTTCTGGAACAGGATATTATCAAAATTATACTTTTGATTTACCAGAAACTTGTTTTGATGATGAAAATATTTTGGAAGTAAAATATGTTTTTTATCCTAATAGTTATATCGGAGAAAGTGAAATAACATGGTATGAAGAAGCAAAAATTGTTAGTTTTTCAACACCAGGAGTTGAAACTTTTACAATAAATATTTCTTCTGATGCAAATGTTACTAGTGCTACATTTAATATTTCTAGTGTTTTATATGAAAATGTTTTAGATCAAGAATCTATTACAACAAAGAAATCTTATTTAGTTGGGGATCAAGCAACTGTTGCTTGGTCACAAAGATTTAAACCAGGGTATGCAAATTTATCAAGGGTGGCGGTTTATATAGATAAAACATTTTTCACAAATATTGGAAATTTAAATGTGTGGGTTGGGACAACTGCAAATAGTTCGAATATTGGTTCAGGGGTTATAACTTATAATTCTGTTGGAACAACTCCTGATTGGGAATTAATTTCTTTAGATACAGATTTAATTGTTGGAAATACTTATTATATAACTTTAAGTGGTCCTGTACAAGTGATTTCAGGATATAATTATGGATACCGATGGTATTATTCTGGATTAGAAGAGGGGGTTTATGATGATGGAGGGATTACAATGTATTTATTAGGGTCCCCAATTAATTTTACAGGAGATTTTGCATTTAGAACGTATATTGATGATCTTCCTGAAAATATTACTTTAGAGATTGGAGATGTTGATGGAACTTATGAATGGAATTATACTGGGGAATTTACAATAGAAGAACAATCAGATGATTTTTCAGAAGAACTCAATAATTATTTAGAAAACTGTACAACAACAGCAGGTTATTGTTTAATTCCTGTTTATGCTTTTTCTAAAACCCCTGGAAGTCTGATTTTTACTAATGTAAAAATTAATTATACATCCAATCCTAATCCAATTTATTTAAATATTGATTTGATTTCTAAATTTTTAAATCATTCTTCTGGATTTGCAAATATTCCAATAACAATAGAGAGTGATAGGGCTTGTATAATTGGAGTTTCTGATATTAAATTAGATTATGCTGGAGGAAATGAGACTATTGAAATTTTTGCTTATGAAAGTGTATTATTTAATTGGACTGATTTAATTTCTTATTATAAATTAGATGAAAGTTCTGGAACAGTTTTAGATGCAACTGGAAATGGACTTACTGGAACAAGCTATAATGCTACAAGAGGAGTAAGTGGTATTTTAAATACTGCTTATTATTTTAATAAATCAGATAGTAATTATATTAATATTACAGCAAATGTAAAATTAAGACCATCTAATTTAACATTTAATGTTTGGTTTAAAACAATTTGCAATTATGATGTTGGGGGGGGTGGAGAATATTTAGTTAATTTTCATTCAAGTTCTACTACTTATGGTTATTTTGGTGGAATGAGATTAGGATCAAATTCAACTGGAGGAAATTATTGTAGTTCCCTTTATGTAATGCTCTATAACGCAACAGGTTCGCCAATAGATGTTATAGGAACTTCACAAAATAATAATGATAATAATTGGCATATGGCGACGGTTACATTTAATGGAACAAATTTATCATTATATAAGGATGGGGTATTGGAAAATAGTAAAGTAGTTCCTTTAACAAGTATAAATTGGAGTAATCAGGATTTATCAATAGGAAGATTAGTTGGACAAGCAGAAAAGTATTATTTTAATGGAACAATGGATGAAATTAGTATTTGGAATAGAAGTTTAAGTGCTGATGAAATTGGTGCAATTTATGATAATAAAATTGGTTATATGGAGAATATAATAAATTATTCAAATAATGAAACACTTAATTTAATTAATTATTATTCAAATTGGAATTATGAATTCCCTAATTTTATAAATTATCTTGAATTTATCCCAAGGTCTGCGACGGCTAAGAATGTAACTCCTTATGGGCAATCTTCTTCTAATCCAATTTTTAACATAACTAATTATGGTTATGGAGGAATAGAATCTAATTTTTCAGTTTATCTTAATGAAACCTATTCTTGTGTAAATTTAACGTTGAGTACAACAAATAATAAATCTGATGGATTTTTATTGAATGCTACTTGGAAAGACTATGTTACAAACTTTGATTATTTAGAAACTCAAGGTCTTTGGATGTGGGCTGATTATGGGTGTAATTATACAACTTGGAAATTATGGGAACCTGATTTATCATTTAGAAATTGTTGTGAGAGCTGTACTTGCTCGGGGGGTCTAATTTAAAATGCCAGCAGTAAGAAGTTTAAAGACAATTAAACCAAAAGTATGGATTCCTCCAATTTATACTGCAAATTATAAAGTCACTGTTGAGAGAAGTGATGGAACAATTGATGACATTACAGACATTTTATTAAGTTTAAAAATTGAAGATGGAACTACTGAAGGAATAGGAAACTTCGAATTTGAAATTCCAAATCCAAATGAAACTTATAGTGATGTTTGGATAGGAATGGAAATATTTAGATTCTATTGTGATTATGCTTCAGGAACTCCTACAACTTTAAGATTTCGTGGAAGAGTTGAGAAACCTTCAAAAAGAAATAATAATGTTTTAGTAACTGGAAGAAGTGAAGCTTTATTCGTTCAAGGACAAGAGGTTCATAAAACTTATGAAGAAGAAGATGTTGGAGCAATTATCAAAGATCTATTTGATACATATGGAGAAGAAAGATTTAATACTTCTGGAGTAAGTGTTTCAACAGGAATAACTGCAACATTTTCTTTTTTAGATACTCCTTTTTGGGACGCTATTGAAGCTGTTTGTGAGGCTTCTGGATATGATTGTTATGTTTCTTGTGATTTAACCGTTGAATTTTTTGAATCAGGATCAAGAATAAATACAGATGAAGGAATTGTGCATGATTATAATCTAATTGAAGTTGGGGATTTTGCTCCTGATTTACAATTCATAAAAAATAAAATAAAAGTTATTGGAGGAACAATTGATGGAGTTCAGATTATGTACACTGCAAATGATATTCAAGCAAATTTAACTGCTTATGGAATCAGGAAAGAAACAATTAATGATGATGGAATTATAACTTTTGCAGCTGCTAAAGAATTAGCAAATTTTAAATTAGCTGAAAAAAAAGATCCTCCAATCATTGGGGAAGTCAAAGGACTTTTATTGGCCACAATTCAACCAGGAGAAAAAATAAGAATAAGTTCTCCTCTTGAAAATATTCCTCCAGCTACTTATGGGATTATCTCTTATAAACATGAAATTGGTGATGAAGGATTGTACACAACTGTTAAAATAAATAAAGAATCAAAAAGAATAAGTCATGTTTTAAAAGAAAGTATTCAAAGAGAATATCGAAGAACAGAATCTTCAAGTAATGTTAGTGATTTAGATTATGCAGAAATAGAATTATTTAATTCAGATATTGGTACCCACAGTAATACTGAAATTGTTGATGGAGTTTTAAAAACTGATGGAGGAGCAACTGGAACTTGGATAAGTCCTTCTTATGGCCCCAGTGATGGAAGGATTTTTCAAAGTGTTAGGATTGATTTAACTGGAGACAATGTTCCTGGAGTAACAATCCAAGTGAGTTATGATGGAGGGAATACTTATGTTTCAATAACAAAAGGAAATCTTCTTTCATTAGGAGCTGGAGAAACTATCAATGTTAAATTAAATTTTGGAAGTGCTACAACGCAAGTTGATAGCTTGGTTGTTCAATATTCAATGACAACTTAAAATTGAGAAGGAGGTAAAACAAATGGCAAAAGAATCATTTAGTGAAAATTTGAGTATGAAAGGCTGGAGTTTATGGGAGTTTTTAAAAGGCAGAAAAAAACTTATAATAACAATTATAGGTTTAGTTTGTGTAAAATTTGCTTTTGATCCTGAATTAACTGGGCTTCTTGCAGGTGGTGCAGTTTTTGAAGGGCTCTGGGGAATCATCGAATTTTATTTTAAAAAAGTGGAGTTAAAATAATAATGGATGATTTAGAAGATCATGTGTATAAAGAAAACGCAGAGATAGCATCATGCGATTGGAAAGAATGTTCAGATTTAGGAAACTATCGAAGATGCTATTTTAATAATTTATTTTTAATTTGTCCTCGATATTTAACCCATAAAAATTATTTAAAAACAGTTAGAGAAATGAAGGAGAAAAGGAATGGAAAAAAACAATAATCTGGAAAAAAGAATTGCAAAAAGTTCAGATCCTATTATTTGTGAATTTAATTCTTGTGTAATCAGGGGGAGTTATTACAAGTGCTATTTTGATACTTATCAAAAATGTGCTTTATATTTAAGTTGGTTAGTTTCAAAAAATAATAGAATTAGGTGATATAAAGTAAGACTCCAACAAATTCATTTCCCCTCGGTAAAATCTTACAAAGATGAATGGCTTTAGTGTTATCAACGGTTTCTAATTTAGCTTCTATAGCAGCAAGAACTGCATCATATTCTCCCTTGATTGAATAGCGTGTAAAAAAATAATCTACCATTTTAAGTGTCGTAGATTAGAATCCCAACAAACTCATTACCTCTTTCTATAATATCAACATAACGAATTGTTTTTCCATTGTCAACAGTTTCTAATTTAGTTTCTAATGCTGCAAGGACTGCATCATATTCTCCCTTGATGGAATAACTTGTTAAAACATAAGCTGTCATGGTATGATTCAAAAGCAAAAGAGCTATTTAAATTTTTCGGTAAATTTTTTTTTAGAGATTTTTAGTGAGTATATACTCATTTATTTCTTTTTACAAATTTTTCATAAAGAGTAAAATGGCTTTGAGTTAATTTTTTGGTTTGATCTAATTTTTCTAATTCTTCACAGATTAAAGAATAGGCCCTTTCTCCAATTTCTATTGGTTTTTCTATAATGCCTTTTTTTGCATCAAAAGAAATATTTTCTCCAGTTTGTTTAATTGCAAGTTCTACAGATTCTTTATCATTAAACCCAATGTTTAAACTAGCTTCTCTAATTATTTTGATATTAATAAAATTATTTTCTTGTGGAAGAATACTCAAAAGAGTTAATCTCTCTGGGACATTTAATTTGAATTCCATATTTAAATTAAGAATTATTTACCTATAAAGCTTACGCTGATATTATCTCATAAAATAGAAAAGGGTGATTTCTCACCCAAGAAAAAATAAATAAAAAATTCTTTATCCTGCTGCTGAGTAATAAGGCAAATAAACTGTAGAAGTACCTAATTTACATTTAAATGTACCTGTTACAGTTCCCATTCCTGTTCCTTCTTCAACCATTTTTCCAGTTCCAGCTGTGAATCCTTGTATTGAAAACAAGAAAGCATCTGTGTCAACATCAACAGCTCCTGTTGTATCTCCACCATTAACTAATCTCAATACTGAAAGTTCTGTCATCCCTGCAGGATCTGAAGCAGTTCCTTCTGAAAAAATTTCAAACATTCCAGCAGCGTAAGTTCCTGTAGGAGCCCAACTTGCAATATTAGGAATCATAAGTGTTCCTCTTAATCCAACACCAAGCCCTGAACATTCAGAACCTCCTGCTGCAGCTTCGAATTCAATTCCAAAATGTGCACCATGAGCAGTTCCTAAATTTGTATTCACGACGGTAGAAGCCCTCATACATTCTCCACCACCAGCTCCTTCCATAAGATATCTATAATAACAAAGTCGATTATCTCCTGTAGCCGCACTTGTAGAACATCTCATTTCTATGAACTTTTTATCTGCAGTACTTGTTGTCGCTGGATCTGCATCGGTTCCAATCCCATACAAAACAGCATTTGCAGGATCAGCTCCATTTGCATTTTTCCACTTAACAACACCATTCTTAATTTCACCTGTTACCGGTCCAAACATAACCATTTTTTTAACCTCCTATATGATTTAATTAATTCATAAAAGAAAAATAATTATTTAAATGTTTATTCTATCAGTCTTCTTTTAATTTTATCAATCCAGAATCAAATTTTTTATGACAATCTCTACAGAGCCATCTATAGTCTTTAATATTCCTTGTATAATTATGATTTTTAATATTGGCTAAAACAACATACTTCTTTTTTTTACAATGGAAACATTTTTCTGGTCTTTTATATTTTCTCTTTAGATATTGATGAATCGCATTTGGATTTTTTGATAAATTATTCTTCTTTTTTATTCCCTTCCAATTAGGATTATTAGGGCCAGTATTATTACGATTATTTCCTTTATCCCTTAATTTCGATTTCAATCTAAGCTTTTTTGCTTTTTGGATTATTGCTCGAATACTTCTTCCTGTTTCTATTGAAAGATCTCTTGCAGAAACACCTTCATAGTTTAGAACTAAAGCTTCAATTTCAAGTTTTGTCCATTTCTTCATTTTATTATCTACAAAATTTAAAAAAAAATAAGTAAAAAAAGTTTATAAAGATTAGTCTAAATCTTCATCATCTGAATCTTCATCAGCAGAATCCTTTTCTGATTCTTCATCATCTTCTGTTTCTGTTTCTTCATCAACCATCTTTTGTTCCCTCCGATTTAATTTTTTTCTAAGCACCTTAAAACAAAAAATAAAAAAAATAAATAAATTTACTCCTCTAATTGAGAAACATTGAATTCATATAAGTTTGTACCCTTTTCATCTCGGTTTTTTAAAACCAAAAGATTTTTCAGCTTCAATCTCTGGATTACATGATGTAAAGTTGTTTTGTGAGCTTTCAATACTTCAGCCAATTCTGCTGTTGTATAAGGCTTCTCTAAAAAAGGTACTAACACTTCAATCTCTTTTTGAGTAAGGTTATGCTTGTTAGCAAAATTCATCCCAGGGATTAAAACTTCTGAATTCATTTTTTCCTTAACTCCTCAATTTTTGTCTCAAGCTGTTCAACTGCTTGCTTCAATCCATCATCTGTTAAAAATCTTTCTTTGTTAAGTTTTTTCAACTCTTCAATTTTGGTTTTTATTTTTGCTACTTCTTCCGGATCTGCTACAGTCTCTTTTTTCTCTTCTTTTTTTACAGCTTCGTGCTTTACTTGTTTCTCAACTTTCTTTGGTTTCTCAGTTGGTTTAACATCTTCGATGTCTTTCACTTCAGGCCCTTTATAAGGATTAATATCCTTAATTGTTGATGCGGTATAAGCCTCATCACCTTCGCCTTGAGTGTAATCATCAAGATTTAACTCAACCCATTTCCCAATGAAATCATCGGGATCTACACCTTCTGTTGAGAAAGTCCATCCTAGTGCTTTTAGGATTTTTGTAATAGCACTGTTTGGAGTTATTGCAGTTTGATATTCTCCTTCAACCCATTTCTTATCCTTGCCTATTTGCTTGTACATGTGATAAACAAATTTTGATACTATCACAGGGCTCAACTCTTCGTCATTTTCATTTGCTTGATACTTCATTGGTGCAATTGGTGCATCAGTTTCAGGATCTGCTTTATAGACGGCAAATTCAAGAATAAGCTGTTGGCCAAACTTTCCGATTTTTGCATTTCCATCTCTATCTGCAAAAAGTTCAACCTTTAGAAGTTTTCCAGGATAATAGCCCTTTTTGATATGGGGCTTGTTCCCAAATGAAGAAGTCTTATCACTTGTTGGTAATTTCATCTTGTTTTCTCCTTAAGCTATCTTGTCTCTACGGACTCTTAAGCTTTAAATTTAGTTATAAAAGTATATACTCACTTATTTATAAACCTTACCCTTGCACTTTTTTGAGACATCTATACCCACTTCTTTTAAGAATCGGTGAATGTAATCACAGGATAGGGAATAATTTTTGAGCTTAAATCTATATCCAATTTCTTGCTCTTTTAAGGGAAAATCCATCTTTGCATTCCAGTCATTTATCACAATCCTCGCTTGAGCGTCTCCTAAAACACGCCTGAGCTCATTCAGGAGAATAAACATGCCTCTTTGGGGTCCATCTCCCGCTTTTTTAAAATCGTCGCTTAGAATGGCTTTTACGCATTCTCTCAGTTTTTCGGAAGAATTTATGCCCCCCCAATCACTAAGAGCACGATTTCTCTTTTTCACTATCTCACTTTTTTTCTTTACCCTTATATCTTCAATAAATTCTTCAATAAGTTCTCTGATTCCTGGAGGAGATGATAACCTAATTTTACCTAATTTAGGATAAATTCTATTTTTTTCATTACAAATATAAGGTACAAAACTCATATCTCTGTAAGTGTACCCAAGAAATGTTTTATATCCTTTTTTATTTTTACTGAGCTCACACCTGATTAAATGTGTGGCCCGAATTAAATCAGTGTCAAATTTTTTTGCATTTGTATCCCAACAAGTGATCATCTTTGTTCTCAACCACCCAATAAATTCTCTTTTGAATCTTAATTTACTATTTTTAAACATCAATCGCAATTGGTCTTGAATCATTGGATCTAATTTCTTCAGACAACTCCAATCAAAGAAAACATGAATGTGAATGCTCTTGTTTCCGGAATAATAATACAAAGGTTGAAATCCTTTTTCCTCAATAATCTTTCCAATTAATTTAGCAGCGTCATAATTTTCTTCATAAGTTGGATAATCAGATTCAATAATTATTTCATTGTTTAAAACACTTCTATGTACATCAATTGCAGCAGTTAATCCTCCTGTTGGAGATCCAAAACCTTGTGTTCTAATTTCCCATAATAATCCAGGAAACTCAACCCATTTTGTCCATTTTTCAGAAATAGGATCTCTTAAAGCAATTTTTAAAGAATTTTTATAATCTAAATCATATAAATAATAATATCTATCGACGGCAATTGACATATCCTTATAATAATTTCCAAGAATATAATCCCACTCTTCAAAATCTTTTTCATAACTTGCAATGAATGCCATGTTTATTCCTCCCATGATTCATTAAAGAGATCTTTTATCCTTATTGCTGTAACTTCACTTCTCTTACGAATTATTGAATTTATTTGTTCCCAAGATTTTACTCTCCATATTTTCTGTTTTCCAATTACAATAACAAAAATATATTTTGGGATTTTGTTTTCTTGTTCTGCTTTCTTTTTTAATCCATTGTGATTTACTAATTTAATAAAAAATCTTCCCATTTGAGTTGTTTTAATGTTCTTATGTGGTTTTGAAACATAAGGTCGCTTATTATTTCTATTAGTACATTCAATAAATAATCTACAACTTTTTACTTCATAAAGAGATTTGGTTGTTTGGAAATCAACACAATAAGCTGAATGATTTTTTCCTTTAAACCAATTCCTCATTGCCTCTTCAATTTTGTAGCCGTGATTGTTCTCCATCTTTTAACTCCGAAATATAATGTGGTCTTGCTAATCCATCAGATTCGACGAAAACACCCATATCTATTAAAATATTCCATGCTTCAAAATATTCATTTAAAGACATGGCTTTTGTTGCAATTTCTTTTGCTTCATCTCTTGATATAGATTTCTTTTGTTCACAAACTTTCCAATAAATATATTGGCAATTTTCAGGTAAATAAAAAATTCTTTCCTTAATATCAATTTTTTTTAAGTGAGTAATATCTATCCAACTTTTTATTATATTTAACCAAACTTCTTTTAGTATTTTATAATCTTCTTCTTTTGCCATGAAAGACATATCCTTCTCTAAAAAACATCTTGTTTTTACAATTCCATCCATAAGACATTCAATATGATGCATATGTCGAGCATCATAATGCTTATTTAAATTTTCAGTTAATACATCTGGAACAGATTTATGAATCTCTTCAACTTTATTTAAATCATACTCAGCAGAAAAAGTTTGTAGATAATCTAAAATACTAATCCAATCATTTACTAAAATTTTAAATTTGTATCTTTCTAAATCATAATCTCTGCTTTTCCTAACCATCTGCACATGATAATCTGTTTGAAAATAAATAAGCCATCTTGAAAGAAAACTTTCATCAAAAGCATTAATTAAATTTTCTACATTTTTTATATCTCTAATTGGATTTGTTGTTGCTATAATTCTTGAAGTCATATTTACATTAACTCTTGAAACCCCTGAACCAGCTTCTCTTTTTTGATGTTCTAATAAATCATTCATAATCGCAACACCCTCTTCTCTTTGACTTCCTTCTTTTGTTGTCCTGGTATTTATCAAGCATCTCAAAAATTCATCACAGAAAGAAAATCTATTTGATTCTGCTAAATATCCTAATCTTGCAGGATTATATTTGAATGAAGGAACTAAATGTTTCAGCGTCGAACTTGAGCCTGAAAATATATTTCTTGTTTCTTTGCTTTTTGCATGTAATGAATTTAATAATAAAGATTTTCCTGAATTCTTTTCCCCAATAATCAATAAATGCAAAGGATAATTATTAAAAATTCCTTTATTTTCATGCGTAAGCCAAGCCCATATTAACCATTTATACCACCGGGGTTGTAATAATTTCCATGTCTTATTATTTTTAGTAGTTGTAAAAGGATAATCAAAAAAGACTTCTTTATCAATTTTTAAATATTCTAATCTTGATTTAAATTCATCATGGTTTTTGAATTTAATAATCCTATTTTGAATTCTTTGAGCAAAGAAGAAAGGAAGTTTAGTTGGAAGTCGAGCAGAATCAGTAAGCATTTTATAATCATCACATTGTGTTTGAACACCAGTGATCACATAATCTCCAATTTCACATTGGGTTGAAGTTATTAGGATAAGTTCATTATTATCTTCAGTAATAAATCTATAAACATAAAAAGGAAGATTAATTTCTTTGATAACATTCATTTCATTTCTTGTAAATTTCTGTCCAAAAAGTTTTATTCCTTTAAATTTTGGTTCTCCAGTTTCTTTATCTGATTTCTTGCTCTCAATAACTGTTGCAATTGGAATTTCTTGAATATGCTCATAAACTTCAGCAACTACTTTTCCATAAACTGTTTGCTCTCTACTGATATAAAATTTAATCAGGCCTGTTTTTTGATAAACTCCATTTGTAAGTTTTGATAATTGAGAATAATTATATTTTTGAGGGATTACTACAATTCCTTCAGTTCCTTTTCCTAATCTTGAATATGCTAAAATTACTTTCTCTTCTATAGAATCATCTTTTTCTTCATACAAACTAATCATCTTTGTTTGTTCATGTATCTCAATTTCTTCATCAATAAATTTAAGATCTTCTGGAGAAACATTTTGTTTTGAAAGAAATAATTTAAGATCTCTTAACTGATTTAGAAATTCAATTTTTCTTTCTTTTGCATTTGGTTCAGGTAATTCAGCACATTTTAAAGCAATGTCTGATTCAATTTTTGCCCAAAAAGATAAACCCCCAAATCTTGTTTGAAGCATTTCCATAATTTCAGATCTGATAGAATTAGATTTAATCTCTGCCATAATTATCCCCCCTCATTGGTTCAACATAAGAAATTCCATCATAATCAAAAGGAATTTCTGCTCCAAATTTATCCAGAAATATTAAAGTGTGTTCTCCAAGCTCTTTTATAACACCTGTGTAGAACTTTCCATTCTTGAGGTTAAGTTTCACCTTCACCTTTTTTTTATAAAATTCCTCTAAATATTTTTTTTCCACTCTATCCTCTCGTCTTTCCTAAGAAAGCAAATAAACAAATTCAATTACTTATTTAAATCTTTTTGTCTACTTTGTCATTACTTTTAAGTTGAGCAATCATTTCTCTTGCCCCCATTACCTGCTCAGCAATCTCAACTTCTTGTAAGGGCCCAATTAATTCAAATTCAATTATCTCTGGGGTTCCTTTAGGCTCTTTTTTTGTTGGTTTAATTGCAGGAATTTTATTGATTTTTGCCTTAAAGTGGCCACCCATCACAATATAAAAATGATATTTACAAAAACCTAAATCTATTGAGGAATCTTTTTCATTAATTAATTCAAAATTCTGTTTATTTTCCTGTTCTTTGTTACATCCAGGATAATGGCAATTAATTTTTTCCATCATTCCTCTCTGCAAAAGCAAATCTTGGCATCACTTTTGTAATTTTAATTTCAATCATTGCACTTAATTGAACAGCTCTTTTTTCTAAATCTTTAAGAAAAATAACATATCCTTTATGAATCATTACAGGATCTCTATCTTTTCCAATTCTTACAACTCCAAGTTTAAGAACATCTCCAACTTTTACAGGGGGTTTTATTTCATTTTTCATTTTTTTTCCCTAAATTTTTTATTTGCTTTTCTTTGAGATTCTAAATGTTTTTCACAATAAGTATGTCCTTTTTTTGCTTTTTGAGAACAACTAACACATAATCCATTTGCTTTATGTTTATGCTGATTTCTCTTTTTTATTTCATTCCTGCTGAATAATCCACTATGTCTTGCTTTCATTTTTCCACCTCAATCTTTCCATCTAAACATTTAATAATATATTTTTCTCGTTTTGCTTTCCAAGATTTGCATTTAAAAGAATTATAAGCAATAGCAACAGCATAAAAACTCAAATCCAAACAATTCAAATCCCTACAATTCAAATCCCAACAAATCAAATTATTACAATTCAAATCCAAACAAATCAAATTATTACAATTCAAATCCAAACAATTCAAATCCCTACAATTCAAATCCCAACAATCCAAATCCCTACAATTCAAATCCAAACAAATCAAATTATTACAATTCAAATCCCTACAATTCAAATCCCAACAATCCAAATCCCTACAATTCAAATCCAAACAAATCAAATTATTACAATTCAAATCCAAACAATTCAAATCCCAACAATCCAAATCCCTACAATTCAAATCCTTACAATTCAAATCCAAACAATTCAAATCCCAACAATTCAAATCCCAACGTCCACCCTCACAAATAATATTTCCTTCAACTTTCAAATCTTCATTAAAAATTGTATTCTCTTTCAATATTAAATTCCCTTTAATTATTTTCATTTCTCTACCTCAATTAATTTATTATATCTTTTAGTTAATCTTTCATATTCCAAAATAAACTTCCATATTGCATTTTTTAATTCTTCTATTTCTTTGATGCTTATTGTCTGACGACTCTCTAATTCTCTTAATTTATTTA